AACGAGTGGCGCGACAATCGCAAAGCTATTGATAGTGATCTGCGCGGTGAGTCTTGGTGGTTGCGCAACAACGACACCAGTAACCCACACGACAGGGATAGTTGAAGAGCTGATGAAAGATCCGACCTACATTGAGATTCGTCGCGGTACTCCTGGTACGCGCGAATGGGCAAGGAAAGCCTTGAATGCTGTCAACGATCTTTCGTATGAACTAAAGACTGAGAGAAATAAATAATATGGCAACCAATCAAGAGAAGAACAATCGTCGCGGAGATTATTACCAGAGAATTATTGATTGTCTGAACCAACGCGAAACCTGGGAGAACCGCCAGCGGTTATTCTATCAAGCTCGCTACTTTGGTGTGCGCCGTAAAGTCAAGCCTTGGCCCACAGCAGCCGACCTTCACGTTCAGTTGATCGACACAGCGATTGAGCGTCTCAAGCCTTCCTTCGTCAACAGCGCGATTGGCAACGACATTCTTTCAAGCTTCGTTCCGATGCGTCAGCAGTTGACTCCGATTACTGTTACTGCCGAGCGTTGGTTTGACTACAAGATGCGCGAGCAGTCCAACTTCCAGAAAGAGATTGTGTCTGTCATCGACAACTTGCTTCTCTATGGTCGCGGTGTGGCCAAGGTTGTTTGGGACGATCAAAACAAGCGGATCGGCTTCGAAGCTATCGATCCTTTTCATTTGATTGTTCCTCAGTACACCAAGGAACTTAAAGACGCAGACTTCATCGTTCACATCATTTCCATTTCCGTTGATAGCTACAAGACCAATCCTCTCTACAAGCAGGACGAAAACTTCATCAAACAAATTGCTGGCAAGCCGAACAACGCTGTTGGACTTCGCAGCGAGATCCAAGACGAGATCTATCGTCGTGAAGGCATCACGCAGGAAGCCGAGGAAGATCGGATCATCTTGTGGGAAATGTACACTCCGTCTAAGGACGGATGGTTGGTTGAGACATACTCTCCTCTCGCAATCAACGAGAACGTGCGAAAACCCTTTACCCTCCCATACGAACACGGCGAACCTCCGTTTGTTGATTTCCCATATGAAATCACAGGTGGCGGTTGGTATAGTCCTCGCGGGGTAGCTGAGATCCTCCTCCCTGGCGAAAACCTCCTAAACAAGCTCAAGAACTCCCTCTCTGACTATGTAGAGCTGGCCAACCGCCCTGTTTTCGAAGCGCAGAATCCAGTATCGCTGAACACGGCGAACTTGAGGATGCAGCCTGGTCAGATCCTTCCGCAAGGGTTGAAGCCTGTCCAGTTCAGCCAACCTCCCTTCGACTTCCAGCGTTTGATGCTTGAAGAGCGTCAGCTAGCAGAAAATCGCATGGGTAACGCTGACTTTGGTGCTGGATCGCAGTTTAATTCTGCTGACAGAAAGACCGCTGCTGAGATTCAGGCGATGCAGGGTCAAGCTGCTGCTTCTGGTGATTTGCGCAATCGCATCTTCCGAATGAGCTTGGCTCACCTCTTCCGTCAGTCTTGGGCGTTGTACGTCCAGTACGCGAAGGAAGATTTGATGTTCCGTTATGCAGACGATACTGGCGAGATGGTTCCTGAAGGAATCCATGAGCAGTACTCGATTGAGCCAAAGGGCGGACTTGACTTTATCAACCGCCAATTTGCATTGCAGAAATCAGTTGCTCGCATGCAGATGTTCCAGGGGAATCCCTACATTAACCAAGGAGAACTGGTAAAGTCAGTTCTTGAACAAGATGACCCTAGTCTCGTTAGAAAACTATTTACTGACCCGCAAGCAGGATCAGGCGATCAGGCTGAAGATCAAGCGACAGAAATTGCGACCATGCTGGCCACAGGATTCCCTGTCGCGATTAAGCCTAGCGATGATCACAAAGCGCACATATCGGTTCTCTTCGCGTTCAACCAAGCAGCGCAAATGCGACAGCAGCCAGTAGACCAGAGCGCGGTTCAGGTTCTTATGGACCACTTGCAACAGCACTTAGCTGCCCTTGAACAGACCGATCCGAATACATCCAGAGCAATTCAGAAACAACTTCGCGATGCAGCCAAGCCACAAGTACAACAGCAAGGCCAAGCACCACAACAAATCCAACCACAGGTAATGTAATATGGGATCAGCATTAAACGCACAACAACCGCCTCTTCCTCCAGAAGGAGTATTACCTCCGCCTCCAAGCCCAGTAGTATTGCAACCAAATGGCAGGCAGGCTGCTCCAACGCCACCACCAGAACGCGCTCCTGTTGATATGGTTCGCGATCCTAATTTTGGTTCAGCAATGAATCGGCAGGATTATGCAAATTTTATGAGAGATCAGCGCGCTAGGCTTGATGCAGAGCGTGCAAGCGGAGGCAATCAAGACTTTATTGATACAAGGCAACCAGGCTCTTACTACATGACGGACATGATCAATTACATTGACCGATTAACAGGCGAAGAAACATCGAGGACAAGAGGCGTAGTGCCAGGACCTGGAAGCAGATTTACACCTGTTGTAAGGCCCCAGACCCCCAACCAACCAATTGCAACAACTGGCAGCGCAATGCCACAGGCAGGTTCAAACATTACTCAAATGGAACCTATCCAATCACAAGACGAAATTAATAAAAGAATGGAATTAATTAGGACGCTTAATGAAAATCCAAGAGTTCAAGAGTCCAGAAGAACTCCCCCACCCCAAATGCAGCAGATGCAGAACTACAACCAAATGCTTCAGCAGGGAATGCGTAGGAATCAAGACATGAATCAAGCAGCTCAGAACCTCGTAGCTCCTGCTGGTCCAGCCAGAAGCTTCTCCCAAGTGGCAGGCAGAACTCGTCGCACGCCAATGCCAAGACCTCCTGCAAACAACTCCCTCGCCCCTAGCAATCGAAGGTTAATTTAAGCTTTGACTTTATAGCTACATCCGCTTGTATTGGCGGATGGCAGTACCAGTAATGCGCGATGCATTCCAAGCTGAAGGCTTGGCAAAACTTTGTAAGTGGGCAAATCAGAATGGTGCGATTGGCAAGTGTGTTGAGATTGGATCATATAGTGGCGAAGGTACTGTGGTACTAGCTGATCATTTTAAGGAAGTATTAGCAGTAGATCCCTGGGAGAATGGGTACGATCCGAATGATGTGGCAAGCCACAAATGCCCAATGGAAGATGTTTTTAATGCTTTTACGGAAAGAACCAAGCCAAAGGGTAATGTAACCTTCTCTCGCGGTAAGAGCCTAGATGCTCTTGAGTTTGTTGCCGACGGATCGCTTGACATGGTTTATGTGGATGGTGACCACAGGTACGAAGGTGTGCGTGCTGACATAGATTTCTGGTTACCCAAGCTAAGAAAGGGTGGGTGCATGACAGGCCACGACTTCAGCTTCCCAGCAGTAAGACAGGCACTCTCAGAGACTTTCAAGGGCGATTACCTAGCCCTATTCCAGGGCGATAGCTGGGGGTACATGGTATGAGAAGACTACGTGCAATTATGGCATTTATTCGTCACCAGGAGTGGGTAGACGAGCCTAAGTGGGAGGCAGAGGATGAAAGAGCGTTAACTGGATTCCTTGGCAGCCTAACTGGCAAGAAGCTTAGTCTGATCCTTCTTAACCTTACCTTGCGCCAAAATGCCTCCGCAGTAGAGAAAGAAGCGAACTCACTTGCAGAGGCTTGTGGATATGCTAAAGGATTTCGAGGTTGCGTTGCGACAATTGAGTCGTTATGCAGCCCCAAACAAAACTCGCCCATCCTCGACAGCAGGGATGGGGCCGATGAACCTGCTGTCAATTAACCTGCTATTCAGAATGACTCCCTGAGTGGTGGTGTAAAGAAAGGGTCAACATGGCGGATTCCAAAGAACCAACTGAACTTGATATGCTGAAGATGGCAGCAGCATTTGACGCTGGGTTAGATGAAGTACCAGAAGATAATGTTGAGGCTACTAAAGAAGTTAAGCAGGAGGTTGTAAGTAGTGATAACTCGGAGAAACCTACGACTCCAGAAACCGCCGAACCAAAATCCACATCGAACGATGCGGTGGTAGAAGAAGTCCCTAAGACTGAAACTACATCAACAAGCTCTTTAACAACGCAATCTGATGAACCCAAGTCAGAGTCAGCTTCCGAAAAGAAGCAAAGCAAGTACCAAAAGGCACAGTCTCGACTCGCCAAAGAGTGGGACGATGTCAAAGCGGAACGTGCAAGACTCCAGGCTGAGAGAGAAGCTATTGAAGCAGCCAAGACTGCAAGGGCTGGTCAAGAAGCTTCTCCAGCAAAGACAGAGGCAAGTTCTAGCAAGTTTAGCGCGGATGACTATCGCGAAGCCGCAAAAAGCTATCGTGA